AACTTCAATTCCATTATCAGTAGACACTTCAGCACAATTCATTACAAGTGAACCAATAGGATTTGCGCTTAATGCTAATTTGTCACCATTTACTTTAACAGATTCAGTTACTAAAGTAACACTTGTAGATTGAGCAACTTGAGTAATTCTTCCATCTAGATATTTACCCATTTCAGCACTAAGAACTTTTTTTGCTCCACCAGTTGTTACATCATTAACAATATCAGTGTATTTTACAAAAGTATCACTATCAATTTCTCCTGCTACTGGAGATAGTGGTTGCCATTGACCATTAGCATAGATGTATGCGTATGGTTTACCTCTAAATTCTTCTGTTAAGCTATCATCACCACTTGTATCTAAAACGAATGCGATTAATGAATCATATGCTCTAAGAGAGTTTCTTTCATCAATGTTTTGAACAACTACTGTATCATCAACACTTGCTATAAATTGTTTAATTTTATCTACTGACCAAGTTTTGTCGCTTCCACTTTCTACTGTATCATCAATTAATGATTGAGCAAAACTTTTTGCATCGTTGATTTTACTTTCCAATTCAGTTTTAAGAGCGACAATTGCAGCGCTACTAGGAACTGAATCTACACTATTAACTGACACAACATCATCTAAAGTTTTTAAAACTTTAGCTGCATCAAATTTTTGGCTTAAGATGTCGTCTAATTTATAGATATTCCTTCTGCTATATATTTTTAATGCCATTCGAGCTCCTTAATTTTAATTATTTTCATATTTTGGAACAGCAATACTTGCATATCCAAGGTAATAAGTTTTTCCAGATGCGTATCTTTTGCCTGATTGTTCCAAAGTGTAAGTTGTTTTACCACTTAAATCAGTAGGTAAAATTTTGTCTTCAACTTCACTATTATTAATAACATGCCCTGAATACACATCATATACTTTGTAACTCATATACCCTTGTAATTGTTCATTTCCTACTCCAAAAATAGGTTCATTTGAGAATGAACTTTGCACAGAGTGGTCAACCATTACATTATCACCACCTCTTAATTTTTCTTTGTGATTAACCGTAGGAGCTTGTGTAAAAGTATCAGCTGTAATCATTTTCTACTCCTATTATTGTTCTCCAAGCGCACTACTTGGAATTTCAACAACTTGCGCTTGTACTTGATAAAAAGTTGTCCCGGCAATGCCTGAGCTTCCACCACCTAACACGACAAAGCTTTCTGAACTTCCTTCGTCGTCTAATGTGTCTAAATCGCTTAAAACCAAAGCAGCGCTGTATTGTTTTCCTTCATTTCTATGAATCCATTTTACAGGAACACAGTCGCCTGCTTTGTAAAAGGGTTGTAAGCTGTATTTTTCAGAAAATTGATAATCAGTAATGTTTAAAGCATTATCTGTTGCTGCCATTTTTTACTCCTTAAAGTCTACTAGCAATAAAAGATAAGATAATATCTTGTTCGTGAGGCATTGCCTGTTTTACAAATTCTTCAAATTTTTCTTTATTAAAACCATTCTCATCAAAAAATGCAATATCTTCATAAGGCAATACTTCTCTCCATTCGTCTTGAGGTATGCCTGCTACTTTATCAAAAGGTAATTCTACCCCGTCAACTACTATTATATCACTTTTTTCTTCTGACGCAAGTTTAGTAATCACTTCAGCTGTTTTTTCAATATTATGTTCCTTATCAAGCAAAATAAGTTCTTCTACAATTAATGGTAATTGGCTATAAGAAGCTTCTTTTACCATTTCAGCTAATTCATTATATCTTTCATCTCCAGTAGATAAAAATCTTTCTCTACATTCATCGTGAACTTCTTGAGGAGAAAATCTCCTATCTAACAAAGCCATTTTTTCTATTTCTTTGCTTGGCTCTATTCCAAACAAAGAAGCTTTTTTAATAAAACGTCTTGAAGCACTTACTACATCTGCCATACTTAATTTGTTTGCTACTTTCATAAAAGAAGCTTCAGACATTCTATATGTTTCTTCATTTACAACAGGTAATTTTTTAATCTCTGGAAAAATAAAATCAGTAGGATTTAATGGAGCAGCTTTAATAGAAGCTTCTTTTTTAAATTCAAATACATTCACATCAAGTCCAAAAGCATCACAAGCTTTTTGTGCTGCTTCTTTTACGTGAAAAGGAACTTCATCAGATTGGGCTTTAATATAAGTAGCAGAAATTCTTGCTGTCGCTGGAGAATAAATAGGAAACATCATTAAATCTTTATCAGCAAAAGCTTCTGGGGTTAGTTCTTCCTTTGGAATTAACTCTTCTTGAACAGAAGCTTCTTTTACTAAAGATTCCTTTTCTTCAGGATGTTTTGCTAAATATGAGCGAAGAAAATCTCCATTTATGTCTGTATAAATATCAAACATCGTTAGCTCCTTTTATTCTAATAATTAAGGCTTTAGTTCCAGGAGCTTTTTGCTCTGCTTCTTCTAACATATCTTTTATATATGCGTGAATAAGAGTTTTAAGTAAATCTCTTTTTAGTTCTTGTTTAATCTCTTCTTTTAAGCATTCTAAAATTTCAGGTGTCATTTTTCATCCTCTTTTTTTTGTTTCTTTCTAGAGCTTTTTCTTTTTTTAGTTGTTTGCTCTGTAGTTTTTTCAACTGGTTGTTCAGTAGTTTCTTCAACTGGTTGTTCAGCAGTTTCTTCAACTGGTTGCTCAGTAGTTTCTTCAACTGGTTGTGAAGCAACTTCCTCAGTTGGTTGAGGAGCAGTTTCTTTTTCTAAAGGTTTTTTTGATTGACTATATTGGAGGTAATCTCTTTTAGATACAAATTTAATTTTAGGAAGCACACCTTCGTTTCTAAGTTTGATATGCACTTTTAAGAATGTTTCTCTTTTGATAGCTCTAATTTCATTTGGTTGTATAGTTAATCCTAAAGCTTTTAATGTAACTGGCTTAGTTGTTTTATTCTTTAGAAAAAAGTACATAGCCATTGCGCATCCTTTTTTCTATTATTATAGCAGAAACAAAAAATATTTAAAGTAAATAAAGAAGAGGGGAAAGGAGAATTAGTCAATTTGGAATTCAGCTGAGTAAACACCTTTAGTATTTCCAACTGCGTGAGCAAGAAGTGCATCGCTATCAATTGTAAACATATCTCTATCAACTTCAAGATACATAGTGTGGTCTCTTAAAATGAAGAACCATCCATAAAGCTTACCATCTGCGAATCCATACATTTTGTTATCAGGAACTATCTCATTTTTGATAGTAGTTACAATTTTTTTGCCCCAGAATGATTGAACGTTTTCAACACCTTTATCCCAGAATTCGCTAACTTTAGCATCACCTACTTCAAGCATACTCATTCTGATAACTTCTTGTAGTAAGCTTTCAGTAAGAAGAACTGTGTCAATTTTACTTTTATTTTGAATAGGCATTTTAAAGAATGTTACTAAGCTATCTTTATCTAAAGTAACACCGTCTTTGAATTTTACAGTTTGAGAACTTTTTGTATAGTTGTCAGTATCTTTTAAAGTTCCATTTTTGTCAGCTTCATTCCATTCATCTGTTAAGATTTTGTCTGCACCTGAAATAACTGTCATATCTTCAATTTTATACATTTGTTCAGCAATTCTTTTTTTGAATAGTTCTTTATAGTCAATTCTAGTTGTTAAAAGCTCTACTTCACTTTTTCTGATTTTTTCTGATACTACTTTTTCAAAGAACACATAGAATTTAGCTGTTTCATAGTATCTGAATGTACCTCTTCCTCTTAGAGGAACAGTCATTGCTCTTGTATCTACATCATGGTAAACGATTAGTGCTGGTTGGTCAGTGAAATCTACTTCTACTAACTCACTTCTACTAACTGGTCTTGTTTCAACAACTTTTCTCGCAAACCCCATTTCCCTAATAATATCTTGAACGAATAGGGTTGCACTTTGAGAAGCTTGCTTAACAAAATCTTTTCCGTGAACAGGGTCGAATACTTTCTCAGCGAAACTTTTTGTGCTAATATCTAATCCATAAGCTGGTTTAACATTCATTAATCACTCCTTATTATAATGTTGCAACTTCAATGTAGTCAGTTCCTCTATCAACTACTTGCATTACAGGAACTGTATGATTTTCATCTAATTTAGCTGGTTTACCATCAATGATAGTTAGTAAGTCTCCAACTTTAATTGGAGCATCTGAATCATCTGTGAAAACTTTTGTAGCAATTCTCATATTACCAAAATAAGCCACTACATTTCCAGCAGGTTTTAAAACTTTTCCTCCTGCAGTTGGATAGTAGTTTGCTTCAATTACAATTCCAAACCATTTTGGACTTTTTTCAAGAGTAACAGGTTGTCCATCAACACCAACAAAAATACCACTGTCAATGAAAGCATCAGTATCTATTTCAAGATGTGGTAATGATAAAAAGTCTGGTGATAAGATGTGAGCTTGTTCTCTTCTGTTAAATGTATAAGGTGTTTTAATACTACCCATAAAGTGCTCCTTTTTTTGTAAATTTTAACCTATTTTTAACTATGAAAAAAATAATCAATAGCTTCTGCTGGATTTGTCGGAATTTCTTCTGTGTAATCATCTTTCACTGTAGGGCTGCCAAATAAAGAATTTTCTTTTTCTTCAGCCTCTTTAACAATATCCAACTGTTTTCTTAGCTCAGCATTTTCTTTTTTCAATCTTTCAATTTCTGCAGCAGCTTCTTTTAATAATTGAGCTACTTCCTTTGTAACCATTTTTACCTCCAAATTGTTAGTCAGCATAATTTTAACAAAAGAATTTCAATGAAACAAGAGGAAAAAATCAATAGAAAAGTGGGTGACCACTAGTGAGTTTAATTACATATCCGAAAAATCCAAACACTAATGCGTGTAAAGCATCATCAGGAGAGTCTGGAGAATGTGTCCATATTTTTCTATTGCTTGATGACTCTTGAGTAAATTCAGCCAATATATGGTCAAAAAATGGTTTTGATTCAACAAATTTTGGCCACCAAATTCTTAGTTTACTTTTATCTGCATTTGTAGCATTTACAATAGTAGGTTTTAATGGCTTATACGCAAAGTCTTGCTTCAATATCCCCATAACAGTATCAATAGCTGATGTCTTATCAATATTTACAATGTTAGCTTGAGAGTTATATACTTTGTAAGGCTCTCTTTGGTTAGATACATATCTTATTTGTAAAACCTTATTTAAGCCAAACTCTCTAAAAAGAATAGCATTTTGGTAAGCACCCATACCAGCATCTGCCGCAATACTTATTACTCTAAACGCGTATGCTAATTGTTTTACTCTCTCAAGAGTGCCATTAGGGTCTCCTGGAGGAATAATTTCTCCATATAGAACATCTATATCTCCATCTGCTCTATGCCCCATAATTAATACTGCTGTAGTAGATTTATCTCCATCTAATCCTTCTCCTGACCAGTCAATACCCATAAATATTCTACCACGATATTTAACCTGAAAGTCGTTTTCATATTTTTTATAAAAGCTTCTACCTTCTTTACAAAGCTTCCTCAAATCTTCCATAGTAATAAATCTAGACCCTGCTCCCGTAGGAATACCCAAAACCTCTTGATTGAATTTGTCAGGAGAATACTCTGTGAATTTAACAAATACATCTTTCCATTTATTAGGGGTTTGATGAATAGGCATAATTACTTGAGGAAGTCTAACTGCTACATAAGAGCTGTTAGAAGGAGCATCTACTATTGCAAATTTTGATTTCTTTTGCGATAAAGGCTTTTTACAATATTTGCATATTAATCCTGTTTCCCCGATGTTTTCTCTTTCTATTATATTATATCTATTGCAAGAGGGGCATTGATAAACTCTCTCTATTTTTACAGACTTCTTCCATAAAATTCCTGTTAGATTGTCTTCTGATTTTGCGGTTCCAGTATATGTAACAGTAGGGTCTAATGACGAAGTTGTTACCTCTTTAATAACAGGCAAAGCTTCTGGAACAATATCTTGGGTCTCATCTATAAATAAATCATCAGCCGATTTACCCCTTACCCTTGCAGGCTCAGCAGAGGCTAAAGAAGCATATGTTAACTCAATATAAGACCCTAGTGTATTTTGTTTAAAGAATACGTTGTTGTCCCTTTTAGGGAAAAAGGTTTTAATGTAAGGAGAATCTTCTATAATCTTTTGTAGTTTTGTTTTAGAGAAAGTCTTAACTTGAGACTCTAATGGGGCTACATACAAAATTCTATTATTAGGCTTTATAATAGACTTAGTGCTTGATTTAGAAGCGAGGTAAACAGACTTACCAATTTGCCTTCCTGCAATAATAACTAGATTTGGCAAATCCAAATCATACACAAACTTCATAGGTTCATATAACTCTAAGTCTATTTTTCTCCCTTCAATAAATACATTATCAGCAATAAACTTTGAGATTCTTGGGTCAGTTCTAAGTTTGAATTTCAACTTATAACCTCTTTAACTTGTCTTGCTGTTTCTGTAAATTTGTCCTCTAAATAAGTAATAAGAGGCGCATGCATTTTTAGATAATTCTCAAAACCATCTTGTGGTTCTTTTATTGTTTGCGAGAGAGTAACTATTTGAACAGCCGACATTTTTTTACCTGTTTTAATATATTCATCATTATTAAAAGGGAAATTTTTTCTTACATATTCTATGTCTGCTAAGAACAATGGAGCAGTTGTCCAACCATAATCTAAAAAGTCTAATATAATGTACTCTAATGCTCTTCCTATAAATGGAAAACCTTCAGCATTTAAAAGCGCTTTGATAGCAACTATTCCCCATAAAATAAAATGTGGCGGGTGAAAAGGAGTGCTCTCAACATCTACTTCAATATCATTTACAGCACACACAGCATTCTCAAAATGCTCATTGTCTGACAAAACATAATTCTCATTCTTTATAATATAGGTAATATACACCAAATCCATAATTTCTTTATGAGTCATTCCACTTCTACCTAAAACTATTTCAAAAGTCTCTAGTTCCCAATCAAGCATATCTTCACCAAAATCGTGAAGAGCACAATAAAATTTGACTAATCTGTTTTTATCTCTATTTCTGAGTAATAGGTTAGCTTTTTTTGCTTTAGGTATCTTTATGAACTCTTCTTTTAAATCTTTACTTACCTTTTCTATAAATTTATAATCCATATTAATCCTTTTCTATAATGATTTCAAATACCCTCTCATCTGCATACACAGGTTCAAAACCGTTATCAACATCCCCTATTTGGATTTTAGTTTTATCAGTTTTATCATCAAGCGACCAACTTAAGAAAGGAAATCCGTGAATAAAGCTAATTGAAAAATTGCCTGTTTTGTTTTTAAAGTAGAAAGTAAAAGCGGCATTAGGAGTGTTGATAACTTCTACATCAGTTCTATACACAGGAACAATCTCTTCGCTAAATATCTGTTTATTGTCTATATTGAGAGTTATTTTTGTTATTTTAGGAATAGCTAAGAATTGAGCCTTAATTTCATTTACTTGGTAGTTTTTATCTATAACAATAGAGTCTTTGAATTTTTGTGTTAATTGCTTTGCAGAGAAAATAGCACTTGATAGAGAGACTTCTTTTAATAGTTTTAACAAAAACAAGTAATCAGTTAGCGAATAGTTATCTAAATTTAATTTATTAGAGACCATTTCTTCTAATAGAGTTATTGCATTCAATATATTTTCTGGCGTTACTTTTATAGTTCCGCTAGTTAAAATGTCTTTTAAGTGTTTTCTAATTGAATCATTTGAACTTGCAAAATAATAAAAATTAGGGATACTAATGGTCTGCAATAGATTTGTATTTAAAAACTCTTCATAAGAGATGTTATTTTGGTTTAAGAATTTTAAAACAGCAAATTCCACTGAAAGTTTTAACAATAAGTAAGCGTGCAAGCTCTCTAATTTATCCTCTAAAACAGATAGTTTTTCTTTGAGAAACGAAGAAAAGTCGCTATTTTCTTGAATGCTTGGCTGAAATTTAATTTCAATTTGAGCTTTTATAACTTTAGAGTAGCCTTTTTCAAACGGATTAGTTAATTCTATATCAAAAATTCCGCTTTCTTTAGTTTTAAACACTTGAGATTCGTCATCTGTATCTAAAACCATCCAATCTGAGAGCTTTGTTAAAGTTCTTTGGCAAACAAATTCCCACTTATCATTAAAAATATCGTGAATTTTGTACCCTTGAACAAACAAAGTAGCATCTTCATTGGTAAAAAATACCTTGTATAAACTCTTTCCGTTCTTTTTTCCCCCATAATATATAGAAAAAAACTCTTTAAATAACATCAGTAGGCCTTTTTTTGTATAATTTTAGCAAAAAAGGGGGATTAAAAAGGAATATCCTCCTCGTCAATATTAATCGAATTGTAGTCTGTAGAAGACTCTTGAGTGTTTGATGTAGAATTTTGGCTGTTTTCACTGTTTGAGTTGTTATTAGAAGAACAAAAAGCGATATTATCTACTATTAAAACGATTTTTGAGCGCTTATTTCCATTGTTATCTACCCAATTTTCTTGCCTTAAATAGCCATTTACAGTTATTTTTCTCCCTTTTGAGAGATATTTCACCATACTTTCAGCATATTTGCCAAAAATTGTGCAGTCCATAAAGAGTGTTTCTTCTTTTTCTTTAATTTTTCTATTAACAGCGATAGTGAATTTACCAATAGCTGTGCCGTTTGGAGCATATAAAAGCTCTGCATTTTTTGTTAAATTCCCTTGTAAAACTGCAATATTTGTGTCCATTTTGGTTCTCCTTTTAAATTTTGTGAATTGCTACGCATTTTTGCGTGAAAATGGCCTTTTTTTGGGCTTTTTTTAGCGATTTTTTAGCTATTTTTAGCTTGTTTTTAAGCAGTTTTTTGTCTATTTTTTGATAGTGCAATAAATCCTTTAAACACTTAACTCTTCCTAAGAGGATATATACCCATTTTTGTTGGTCCATTTGCTGTCCTTTTACCGAAAAAATCGTAGAAAAATTATATCAAGAATATGCAGAAAAAACAAGAAAAAAAAGGAGGGGGAAAAGTCAACTACTCCAGCCTAAAGGCAGGAGCTTGTGAGGTATGTTAGCTAACTAACCTTAACCTCACAGGGTGGTTGACGCACCCGTATCGGGTAGAATAGAGATTTTCAAGCTCTCTATTCATCCCGTTACTTTTGAAGTATTTAGCTAAAATATTTGCCGCTCCATTTACATCGGCATTTACTTTTAATCCTTCTTTTGTTTTGTATAGTCCTCTTTTAATTCTTTTTCCACTAAAATCAGTATTAGGAGCGGGATTGTCTTTATCTATAAAAGAAGCTTTAGAAGTGTAGCTTTCATCTTGGAGAATATAGTTAATTCCAAGCTGTTTGCATTTTGATTTGAGTTTTTGTTTAAATAGACCATATGGAATATAGACAAAGTTTTGATTATTCTTTTTACCAAGATTTATTTCTTTTTTAATATCTTGAAAATCACCAACTACAATATTACCTATATTGTTTTGAATACAATAATCGGCAATATATTTAACTGCAAAATTAAAAAAATTGTTAATTCTAAAATCTCTTTTTCTTTTTAGTCTTAAAAGTCTTTTAGAATATTTAATCTCTTGTCTATCATATATGGACTTGAGATAGGCTACTTGCTTATTGTAATAGTGGTTAATGCTTTTGAGACAGCGCCCATCTATTATAAAAGTCGCCCCACTATTAGAATAGCAAGTAGCTAAATTATCCAAGCCCATATCAATAGATAAATATTTATTTTTATCCATTGATAAAGGCTCTACCTCTTTTTTGTAAACAAATTCTATATCAAATTCCATTCCATTAAATATTGGGATAATTCTTACTTCTTGAAGTTTATCCACTTGAATATGTTTTGGAAGTTTAAATACTAACTCTTTAATCTTTGGCTGATATTTTTCTTTAAAAGTTTTTGATAATCCTATATACACATATCCATTCTTAACTCTTGCACTTCTTCCTTGAATGGAAATTGTCATAAGTTCATTATCTTTTTTGTATTTAGGAAGATTTACTTTATCAGAATATTTGCCCTCTCTTCTAAGTTTTAATAGCCCAAAAAAACTTTTAAAATTTCTATCCACAAGTCTTAATATTTGCTGTGCTGTATCACTTAAAAGCAGTTTGTAATGTTCGTTAGTTTTACATAAGTGATAGTTTTTTGCATAAGGTAAATATTCGGCATTATTGAAATAATATTGCCTTACGCTATATAATCCTACATTATATAACCTTGCACTATGATAAGCAAGTAACTTAACAATTCTATGTTCTTCTTTACTTAATTTTAATCTGTTTTTTTGAGTTAGGATTATTGTTTTCATATAATTATTATATACAAAATTTAGTATCTTTTCAAGAAAAAGCTCTCCTCCCCGCCTTAAAAGGCGAGGTCTCCGAGCTTTAAGGGAAACTGATGAATTTAAGGAGCGCACCGTGACTGCATTGTTATTATATATTATGCTTGTAAAGAGGTCAAAAACCACTCTAAAACCATCGTTATATTCTCTCTAAAGAGAGGATGTGAAACAAAAAATACTGGAAAAAAAAGATAGCTTAAGGAGAAAAACATGAAAATTTACATGTTTGAAAAAGTAATAGACCACGGGTATGGGGATGAAATCCCATCAAAACCCGTATTTTTTAAAGATAGAGAAAAAGCGCTCCAATATATGGAGCACCAAGTAGAAAAAGAATATAGAAATGCGAAAAAATTACAAAAAGAGGCGGCAGAACAAGGGGAAGAGTATGAGGTGTTTATTTTCAGACATTCTGATAATTCAATTGAATTAAGAGAACCAAGTTATAGGACTTGGTTCTCGGTAGAAGAATACAATGTTGTAGAATAACACATCACCTCCCCTTTTCTGCTGCCAAAAAACATTATATTTTTTTTTGCTTATTATACACAACATCGGAAAAATTACAATATTTGTGTTATATATATATGAATAAGGGCTTTTGTGTCCTTATTCAGCCTATTACGCCCAAAGGGCGTAATGGGTAATAGGGACAGGAGAGTAGCGCGCTCCTGTCCCGATGACTCTCGGGAGAGACCGAGACCTCTGTATCCTCGCATTCCTCTCCTGTGAGGGTACAGTAGGAAATGCGCGAGTCCGGGGGAGAGGTTGGCGGCTAACCTGGGGGTCGCCGTAAAACATCGGGAATCCCAGGAGCAGAGTTGCGTCGAAGCGCCCCCGTCGCACTCTGTAGAAAGGAGTCGGGGGCACAGGGCTCGCACAGCGCCCTGATACCAAAGCTGTGCATATTTTTTTGCACCCTTCCGGAAAAAATACGGAGGGGTGTGTAATATATAAACGAGCAATTTTGCTTTTTTTTGGAACAGGGTCTCCCCCTACTCCAAAGCCTAAATACAGGCTGAGGAGTAGGGGGAGGCTATCTAATTATTTTTTTTTCTTTTGAATATATTAAAAAAAGGAGTGTAAATGGAAAGGAGAAAAAAATGAAGATAATTAAGTTAATAGCGCAAGAAAACATAAAAATAATTATGATGAGAATCCCTAAGCATGAAAGAAGATTCTTCAATTGTTCTAAAGAATATGTAGTTGAAATCTCAAAAAAGGGGTCAAAACTATTCAATAGGTTTGAGACCAATAACAGAGAAAAAGCAGAAAATTTTTTTGAAAAAGAAGTAAAAAAAATAGCCTTATAAAAACAAGGTGTAGTAAATGTTTTGGATAATTTGGTTCTTAATAACAACGTTGCTGTGGATTGTGTATTTTATAGTAATAATAGTTTATTGGTTATTCCATATTAGAAAAAAATTATAAAAAAGGAGTGTGTATGAATGTTGCTAAAGTGACAATTAGGGATTTTGATATGGCAGACAAATATTCTGTATATGTTGAAATAGCGCAATATGATGAGCAAGAGACGAGAGGGTTTGCTCCTTCATTAATACTTACGTTTCCGTCAGTGCCAGATGAGGAAACAGAGAAAAAAGTAATTGCGCTTGCAATTATACAGCAAGCATTATATGGAATTGATTTAGCTGGGCTTAACCTAACTGAAGAAGAGAAAGAAAAATTGATGCCTCTTCTTCAGATAGATGCAGAAGACTTTGAAAAAGGGATTAAGTTCGCGGAAGAACAGGGTGTAGACTTACTCAAGGTTGTAGAATTCGTGGAGCCAACGCAAGAGTTTATAGAAAATTGGAAAGAAATTCATGCGGCTATAAAGGAAGCTAATGGTTAGAGTAATTGTTTCATACAAGAAAACAAAAAAAATTCCTCTTCAAAAAATACAAAATGAACTATTTGAAAAATCTATAAAAGAATTTGTAGAAGAGGAATTCGGTGCAGATGCAGAAGCAAAAATAGAAGGTGGAGAACTAATAATAAGTAGCGGAAAAGAGGAATTAGTAGAAATACAAGAGGAAGAGTTATTAGATAAATCTATTAAAAAGATTTTAAGAGAAAAAGGAGTAAGTTTAAAAGGAGCTGAAATTAAAATAAAAAAGTAGCTCCCAAACTCACTCCAGAAGAAGTTGTAATTCTTTTTGCAAAGGCTAAAAAAAAGTACCTACAAACAAAAAGTAAAGAAGCTCTTGCAGAAATGAAATCTCTCAAAGAGGCATATCCAAATATTATACAAATTGAAATTAAGGAGGTGTAATGAGATGTAAAAGATATTCATCAATGGAAGAATATTATGGTGTAGACAAAACCCTTCCAGCTCTTACAAGGCCATTTTGGAATTGTGAACCTGATGAAGAAGAAATTAGAGAAGCGTTCCTTAAATGGATGTTCAAAAATGGAGAAATTCTTGAAAAAGATTATCCAAAAGAGGTAAAACTTTTCTGTGAAGAATGTGGAGAATGGTTAGAGTTTAACTATACACCTGCGGATGTATTTACAGATGAAGAGTTGTTTAAAATAAACAGTGTAGCAGCAAAAAAATGGCTTAATGAGGGAGAGATAGACGAAGATGATTATGAATGTATAATGCAAGATTTAAAGAAAACATTAAAAAACAATAAAAAGGAGGAAAAATGAGTTACGCAATCTATGTAGATTATTCAGACCTATACAGCAGAGAAGAAATAGTAAATTTAACAGCAGAAGTCCTAATGGAGGATACAAAACTAGCAAAAGAAATTTTAGATATCGATGCAGATGTAGACGAGGATGCAATATTTGAGGATATTGAAGAGGCAACTTGGCCTCTGGTGTCATATATGCATCTCCTGCAGTTTACTCCAAGTAAGGAAGCTATCAAAGAACTAGTGACCTTAACACTTACGCCGGTAGTAGTATTTATCCCTGAATTAGAAGCGTACGGAATTATGTTAACAGGTGCTGGTTATGATACATCAGCTCACCTAGAGTTGGCGTATCGAATCTTGGATGGAGATACTTTAATTCACGCAGACTTTTTAGGTTTTCTAAGCGAAGATGCAAAAAATAAATTATTAGAACTAAGGGAGAAGCAAAAAAAATGCTAACTCCCTTTTCTTGTTGATGGAGGTCTCTACGGAGACTTCCACAAACAAGAAAAATCAAAAAAAGGAGTATGTATGCCGGTGTTAGAGTATGTAGAATTTAATGGAAAAGTAAAAAATGTAGAAAAAGTAAAAAAAATATTGAAAGAATTAATCCTAGAAGCAAACATTGATGTCACAAATAACTCTATTAAAATTGAATTTAAAGATTATGATAATGCGTATGATGATTGCAGAGGAGTAAGTTGGGTAAATGTTTTTATAGGTAAAAAGATGAGAGAGATAGCTGCTCATTTAGATGGTTGGCTAGAGGCATATATTCCATATGATGAAAGTTATTGGGTAACTATATGGGTAGGACATAACAATATTATTATGTGGGATGGAGTACAACATATGGTATTGTACAAATTTATTGGAGACAAGAAATGGTATAAAGTTAAAGTTATTGAATTATATCAATCTTGCATTGAAGAATTAGAAAATAAAATAGAGAGATATAAAAGGATAATTAAAGAATTAAAAGGAGGTGAAAAATGATTAATCTAATAAAAATGGACAAAATTATAAATGCTATAGGGTGGGATTATAATGAATATGAAGAGTCTCTTATTTATAAAGAGAACGAGGGTGAAGTAAAAGGTGTAGTGCCTTTAGGAGATGTTCCGCACTTATTTTGGGAGCCAAATGAGGGTTATTTATATATCAGAGTGATTGGGGATACAGCAGAAGAAGTGGTAGAAGAATTTGAAAGTGAAATTGATGAAATTATAGACTTTTTAAAAGAAAGTGAAGCAATAGTTAAAAAAATCCAAGCAGAAGCTGAGAGAAAATTAAATAAATTAGAAAAAGGAGAATAAATGGGAAAAACAGTTTATATTATGAGAGGTATTAGTGGAAGCGGTAAATCCACTATAGCAAAAATTTTGGCAGAAAGAAACAATGGAGTAATATGCTCAACTGATGACTTTTTTGTTATAGATGGGGAATATAAATTTGACCCATCTAAGTTAAAAGAAAATCATGAGAAAAATTTCCAAAAATTTAAAGAGCTATTGGAAAAAGGTGTAGAAGTGGTGATTGTGGATAACACTAACTTAAGATATTGGGAGGCGGGGAAATATATAAAAGAAGCTAAAAAAGCTGGTTATAGAGTTGTTGTTGTAAATATAGTGCCTCCAGAAAATCCAGAAGTATTGTTTAAGAGAAATACTCATAATCTTCCAATGGAAGCTATTGAGCAAATGTATAAGAAGTATAAATCTGAAAACCCATTTAGTTGGAAAGGCGTAGATTTGGTGCAAGTTTTACAGCAAAATGAAGTTGCTGAAATAATAAAAAAGGAGGAGTGGAAAAAAAAGAGAGAAGAAAAACTTAATGAATATTTCAAACTTTTAGAAGATTGGTGGGATTCAGATTTAGATATAGAGATAGGAAGCGAAGATGAAAATAGTGAAGCAATTTTGATATTTGCACCAAGTGATAATAGTTATTGGTATTTTGGAGCAGGAAAACCTGAGTGGATATTCGATGGTAAAAGAAAATTATATAAGGCTGATTTGGAGAGATTCCCTAAATATAGGGATTTTATGCAAGAGTTAGAAGATGATGGAGAGCTTTATCAAGAATACACGCTTGATGAAGCGAAAGAACTTGTTAGAAAATATTTCTAAGTTGTTGCTAAGCTACTAAAAAAGTAAAAAAGGAGGTAGTAATGTATCAAGTAATTAAATTAAATGTAGAAGAAGCAATGAAAAATGGTGAGGCATTGATTTGGACCTTTGATAATAAAGACAAAGCAGAAGAGTTTTTTAAAGGTGAAATAAAATTAATGGAAGAAGATGTTGAAAATATTGAGGGTAGTGAACTTATTAAAATATCAGAGGTTGAGTATCAATTTGATTCTGACCAGTTAAGTTCTGTTTTAAAGTTGATTGAAGTAAAAGAGGGATTAGAGATAGATGCTACAGCTCTTGTGGCAAGAGGTTATACCGTACAAATATCAACTTATTCTAAAAAGTATATATTAAAAGACAGATACAATGCTAAGAAAACAATCAAAAAGAGTGAAATGAAAAATTTAGAGATAAAGATTATCCTTAAAAGTTTAAGAAAATCACTCATTGAATTTAGTTTAGAATTCGATTAAACGCAACATAAATAAACCTTATACAACTTATATAAAGCTTCTATAAATCATTAAATTTTCTTATAAATATTACTTTTATATTATCATCAAATAATATTC